AGTTCTTCGTGGTGACCTCAAACGACTCCGAGACATCCGTGAGGGTCGAGTCGATGATCTTGGAGAAGCCCGAGCCAGAGTCGCGAAGATCGACCTTGGTCGGCTCAATCGCGGGATTCACCGTGTTGATCGTGCCAATGTCGATGATGCGATCAGAGATCGTGCTTTCGGGCTTGAAGAAAAACCGCGATCCGACGACCCACAGGTCTTGAGTTCCAACGATGCCTGCCATGTGTTCGCTCCTCTGTTGGTGCGATCAGTATTCTACGGTGAAGGTGACCATAACGCCCTGAATGCTGAAGTCGAGATTGGACATTTCCTGACCTTCAATGCGATTGTCCACGATTCGCAGAACAGTCGCATCTCCGCTGTCGTCCTTCGCCGCCTTCAAGCCAAGAAGAATGATACGGGCATCCTCGACAAGTCCTTCGATTTCCTCGTCATTTAGCCCATCAGTTTCAAGATACAGACGCTCTCCGTCTGGAATGCGTTGCACAAGTTCCAGCGTGACTGTGATACTGTTCAGTTGAACGCCCAGAAGCGTGAACTCTGGGGTGAGGATTGAGATGCCAGCCGAGTATCGGTTGAAGTCGAACTCCGCCCAGTTCACCGCGCCGCGTCTCACAAAGTAGCGACCACCGCCAGCCTGCTTGCACAGGTCGATGATCTGGGCGAGGACGCGGGTGCGCTGGCTAGTTACCGCTGACATCTGTATTCACAACCTTTCTGACGGCACGGGACACCTCTTCCGTGAGTTCGGGCAGATACGCCATTACCCCGGGTCGGAGGAACGGACGCGCCTTGACACGCACGCGGCGCAGCAGGAGGTAGGTCGCCTTCATGCGCTCTCCTTCAGCCTTGCGCTTCTCCTTGGGGTCAACGAGGATGGCTGCAACATTGCCACGGTTGATGGGGATGTATTGCAACTCTCCCGGGTACTGGCGGGGACTGGCGTACTTCGGCACTCCAGCGGGAGTAACCGCCCCAGCACCCACGGGTACGGCAAGAGACTTCGCCTTCTTGGGCGTGATCGTCCCTCCAAACTCGTGGATGCGTGCATAGTTTCTGGCTGGGGACTTGAAGACCCCCACGCGAATACGAGGCAGACCATCAGACACCTCAAAGATTCCCTCGACCGAGCGTGCGAGGTTGCCAGTCCTCCTCCGAAGAACCTGACCAGACAGGAACTTCTTCGCGATGAAGCCGCCGACCTTCGTAGCCCCTCGCTGGAATGCAGCACCAACAGCCGCACGAACAGCCTCGACCGATATGCGCTTCAGCAGCCTGTCGATCTGGATGCGAACCTGATCCGCATTGACCGTCAGTTCCGCTTTAGCCATAGCCGCCGTATGTCCTTCGTGTGTACGACCTCACGACCTGTAGGAAGAAGGAATCGTGCGGCTTGTCCGAGTAGGTGAATGAAACATTCGCCTGCCCCTGAAGGCTCGACTGCGACTGAAGCACGATCCTGTCGTTCTGCGTTCGGAGCCTCATGTAGATCGTCTGTCGGCAGATCGCCTCCAGAACATCCAGAGGAGTCGTCGGAGGTACTGCCAGACCAGAAGCAGGCGTGACCTCCGCATTTGCAGATGCGTACCCGCCAGATACCGTCATCTTCACGGTGTCGAACCAGTTGGTTGCCATCGTGCGAATGACGACTCCGCGATCCAACTCCAACTGGTAGTCCTCGTTGACCGTCAAGACGGTGGCATCTGACTCCTTGCTTGGAGTCTGCCAATGCTTGACAGAAATCTGGGGTTCCTTCGGGAGCGCGACCGTGGTGTTGATGGGAAAGATCGGGGCGTAGAGTCGCTTGGCGTTGCGCTGGTTCTCCCAGTCGAGCGAGAACAACTTGACATGGTTCTCGCGGTACTTCCACAGCCGCTTGGTCATGGTCTCAAACATCGTCTCGACCGTATCCAGCGTTGCGGCGTAGATCGCCTCGTCATCGACGGCGATGTCGCGGCGGAGACGGAGATCGGCAATGGTCGCGAGGATTGGCATCAGTACACACCGCCGTCATCACCAAAGGTCTGGATATTGACAGGAAGACCGAAGTCGGGCTTGGCGGTCACGACGACCACGAACGGGTCGGAGTAAACATAGTTGCTGCCTGCAAGGGAGAAGACGACCTGACCCACATACTTCCCAGCGGACAGAAGATTCGTGTCCGCGCTCGTCAGGGTAACGCTCACATTGGAGCCGCTCACCGTAGCCGTGTCCTTGCTGACCTTCGGCGTTGCCCCCAGATAGGAACAGATCGTGAAGGCGTAGAAGGTGTGACCAGCGGGAATGCTGTACGCGCTGCCCGTGTCCGCCACAAGCGCGACCGTGACCACAGCCTGCCCACCTTGGGTCAGATACAGGGTCGCCGTTTCAGCCATTCCTGATCCCCTTTCCGCTGACGCGAACCTTGATCGTCCTGTTGTAGCCCATGACGACCTTTATCGACGCGACTCCAGCAGCCGTCTGAACCTTTGCAGGCTCCGACATCGTTGCGTTGGGATTGCGGATGTCCGTTTTCTCAATCGACTCGCGTGCCGCCATTCGTCACCTCCCGTAACAAAGACAGGGGCGCAGAGCCGAAGCCCTGCGCCCCTGTGAGTTTCTGGCAGGGTGGGTTGTTCGATCAGACGAACGACACGCACGCCGCGAAGGTCTTGTCTTCCTGCGAAGTCGGACGGCTCTGGAAGCCAGAGATCACATACTGCGCCGCAGCGGTGTACGAGATCGTAGTGCCAGCCGAGGTGACCACGAGGCGGACGAACTTGGTGGTCGAGAGGAACTTCGCGAAGGGAATGGTCGCCATCGCGGTGGTCTCGTCGCCAGCAGCAGCGTTCGGCACGGTGAACGAGAGGTCGGCGGCTGCATCGTTCGACTGAACCTTCGTCCAAGTCGAGCCGTCAACCGACTCCTCAAACTTCACGGTCGCAACCTCGTCGGTGGCGATGCTCGTGGTCTGGAAGAGGAAGGAGATCGCGCTGCCACCGAAGTTCAGGGCGATGGTCGCGCCGTTGACGGCGGTTGCTGCGGAGATGGCGGTGGGGACGAGTGCAGTCCCGACCATGACGGATTCGTGAAAGGTCTTGTGAAGCATGGGGAGTTTTCCCTAGTGTGTGTGCGGGTTTGGATGGCTTCAAGGGAGGGGTCTTTCGACCCCTCCCCATTCACCGTTCAGGTTCAGAGTTTCGCGTTCGGGCAGACGACGATGCTCTGGTCGTGGCGGAAGCCGACATCGACATACAGGCGCATCTTCATGTAGGTCTGGTCAGAGGTGAAGCCCTTGCCACGACCGCCATCGTCTTCGATTTCGATGCCGCCCCAGCGACCGAGAACGACCTCGTTCCAGTTGCCGTAGAAGACATCGGTGTGACCCGCGTTGGACGAACCCGTCCAGCCGACCGACTCGCCAGCCTTGTTGTTGGTGGCGATCTGCGTGGACTTCGCGAAGTTGCCGATGATGTCCGACAGCCGAGCGTCAGGCAGGCGGGGCGCACCGAGGAGGTACGGCTGACCGCTGGTCTGGCTGGTGTAGTTCTCAATCTTCAACTGCTTGACCTTGCGGAAGAACTTGGGGTGCGCGAGGAACGCCGCGCTGTTGTCAGCGACGACATCGTTGTCCTCAAGCAGAGCCATCATGTTGTCCATGCCGTCGAAGTCGAGCGCGGCATCGTCCTTGGTCTCGTTGTTGGTGACGGACGCGCCGTTCCAACCAGCCTTTGCAGCCGCGTCGTAGACCTGAACGGACGGGAACGCCTTGAGGTCGCCCTTGGCGAGATTCGCAGCGTTCACGGCGTTGACCACGCCACGGGGGGCGTGAGCCGTACCCGACCCGTACAGGATCGACTTGTCGAGAACCTTCGCCGCAGCGCGGATCATGTCCGTGCGGAGGAGGCTCTCAAAGCCGTAGGAGGCGTAGGTACGCATCTCCTGCGTCATGCGGACGAGGACACCCAACTTCTTGGGGGTCATCATCATGTCACCGACCTTGGTCTGCGACTCCGCGTACTCGTCCGACTCACCGATCCAGTAGGCGACCACGCCGCCAAGGAACTTCGGAACCTTCACCGTGCCGCCGTTCAGACCGTCGAGGACGCTGACACGGGTCGTGCCTTCGCCCGACAGGTTGATGAGGGCGGACTGGGTGTAGATCGCGGCGATCACATCTTCGATCACCTCGTCGGGGATGAAGTAGCCGCCCGCGCTGTCGATGCCCATCGCCTGCGCCTTGGTGCGGGCAGCGGAGAAGACCTCCTGCTCAAAGCCTGCACGCGACCAGTCGCCAGTCTTGATGGCGGTCATGGCGCGGATCATGCTGAAGTTCTTGGCTTCGGCAGCGAGACCCGGGATGCGGCTGTTGCCAGAGGCGCGGCGACGATCAGCCTTCATCTGTTCGATGACAGCCTTCGTCTTCTCAAACTCGGCAATCGCGCCCTTGATGTCGATGGTCGCGGGGTCGAAGCCGTCGAACTTCTTCAGGTCGCCCTGAATCTTGTTCACCTCTGCGACGAGACCTTCGTAGTTCTTACCAAGGTTCTCGACATTCGCGAGGAGGCGGCGTGCCACTTCCTGCTCGGGCTTGATACCAATGTCGCTCATTTGTTTCTGCTCCGTCCTTGAGGTCACTTGCGGGTTGCGAGGATGCCGTCCGTGATCGTCAGAGCCGCTAGAAGCGCAGACGAAAGGTTCGTGCCTGCATCCTCGGCTGGCACAACCGCTTGAGGGGAAGATACCGCATCACCACTACCAGTAGTGGAAAGGCGGTCACGAATATCCGACATGA